CAGCCTGGGCATTAGCATAATCTATAGAGATATTCCCTGATGAGGCGTCAAAGTCTGCGGCAGCAAATGAGGCTGCGCCTTTTGTCGCGCCGTCTGCGGCAGCTGAACTTACTTTTGAACCTGTGAGGCTGCCATCTGCCAAATCCTGCAGGTCTGCATCTAACCTGGCGTTGTCCACTGTGCCGGTGAGTTGAGTTGCTGGAATGCTCGTTAGAGATGCGGCGCTTCCTGCAAAGGTTGTGGCTGTTATTGTGCCGTTAACTTCAAGCTCTGTTGCCGGCGCAGTCGTCCCGATGCCGACATTTGCACCGGTTATTTCCAGATAATTATTCGTATCATCAAAAGCAACCAGGGGCCCGGCTGATTGGCCGAGAGTCGCTCCATCAGACATAATTACAGAAGTTGTAAATGTAGGCGATGTGCCGAATACCCAGGCGCCAGAGCCTGTTTCATCAGAGACAACGCTTGCCCAGTTGATAGAGGTAGTTGCGTCTATGTTGCTGTATATATGGTTATGGCTGTCATCAACAACTGTAGCCGCCAAGCCAGTGCCTGATAAATCCCCTCCTGTCCAGGTGCTGGATGTGGTGATATCGTCAGAGGCGCTGGTATCCCATCCCGAGAAGCTGGTAGTGCCGTTTAAATTAAACGTGCCGTTTACATGAAGCAAAGCCCCTGGGCTTGTTGTTCCTATGCCAACATTTGTGCCATCGTCATAAATAACGGAGTTAGTTAAAGTAGCTGTCCCCCATTTAGAAAGATAATTCGATGTTAATGTGCCGACTTTGGGGTCAGATTCGGAAGCTACTAAGGCAATATCTCCACTTCCTAATAATGTGGCAGAGTTTATTGTTTTAATATTTGTCCCGGAAACAAGGGCATCTTGCTTGGCATTCCATACGGATTTTTCAGTATCAGCAACAAGACGATGAGTGCTGTCATCGCTTAATTCTGATAATGCCGAAGGAATTGTGGGTTTATTGATTAGGTCAGCATAATCTTTGTCCCAGGCAGAAAATATAGGGTCGGTTTCTATGGGTTCAATTAATTTCCATTCTGAAGGAATATCGCAATCCCCTGAAGTTGGCTCACATTTATAGAGATTCTGGCTGTCTTGCTCATAACATAAATCCCTTAGTTTACCATCTGTTAAAGATGTGCAATCTGTAGCATGGCTTCGATACCGCCATAAATATATTTCTGTAGCAAAAACAGAAGAGGTAAGAATTAAAAATGGTAAAATAATAGTAATTAATTTTTTACGCATTGGCTTCGCCCTTTTCTAAAAATTCTCTAACGATATTATTAAGTCTATAGGCTGACTTTTCCCATGTAAACTTGGTTTTGATTTCATAAGCAGCTTTTTTTGCACGTTTCTTTGCCTCTCGATAGTCATTTAATACAGCCAGTGCCTGCTTAACAAAATCTTGCGTTTGGGGAACGTATATTCTTGCTGTTATATCATAATTTTGCATGGGGCATTTGACAACATCTGTTTGGACTGGATATCCTACATTCTTACTAAAGAAATCTAAGACGCCAGTCGAATAACTTGCTACTGACGGACAACCTGTCGCCATTGCCTCACATAAGGGTAAACACCACCCCTCACCAGCATGCGGAATAACAAAACAGTGGGCCGAATAATATAAATCAACCAAATCATTAAACTCTAACTTTCGAGCATCGAAGATTATATTTTTATACTTACCCATAATGATATGTTGACCTTCTGGTGGCGGATTAAAATACCTCTTGAATGAACCTTTAATATTCTTCCATTCACCAAGCCAATTTTGCCAATAAGTATATTTGTGGCCATAAAAACGGCTATCATTTATTAGCATTTTCCACAACCTAATAAAAATAATCTTAATAAGATTCTTAAATATTAAAGGCTTATCAGAAGTTGTCTTAATATAAAGCTCAACCTGTGGTAATTTTTCTACAATTTTAGAGAATTCCATTATAGTGTAATATCCTTTGCGCGGATTAGGAGCCCCTATCCACAGATATCTAAATTTCTCTCCTTTTGAAAAATTAGGGAATTGTCTTTCTTTGAATTTAAAAATATTCGTATCAACACCCTCAAAACACGTTATGACCTTTTTATCCGTCAATAGCTGAAAGATTTCCCTGCAGAATTCAGAAGGCACAACTATAAGGTCAGCCGCTCGCAGTCCAGGGATATAACTTTGTGGCACATCTATCGCTTCCCACATAGTAAAAAGAATATTTCTTTTATTGGGAACGGGTTTAAATTGGTCTGCAGGTATAATCGTGATAGCAACGGATGCATTCTCGTCATAATCAAAATATTCTGCGCAATGCTTATACATTGCCATATTGTGCACATTGTAACCTAAGGCATTGGCAACTGATTTATCATTAGGCTTAACTACCCAATGAACTTTAATCTTTTTCTGTTTTGCTGTATTATTTTTTAACATAATTGCTTAAAGGTTTTCTTATAACTCCCCTGCTTTTTATAATCATCGCGACTCCACAACAAATAAGCGTCCTTTCCGAAAGCGCATATTTTGGATCAACATATTTAATTTTGCCACAAATACTGCATTGATATACTTTACGTGTATCCCCTATCATAATAATTCCTCGATAGTTACTTTATCCATATCGCAACCAGCGCAGTTAAAATAATTCTCGCAGATTTTTGGCTCATTATCTATTTTAAAATCAGGAGAAAACACATTCCCCATAGACCCTTTATCATTCCATACCATTGTCATACATCGGAAAGCCGAGCCATCAGGTTGAATAAGTAAATAATTATTTCCCGCCGAACATTTAACCCTATTAGTTTTTTTCTCCTTGAAGCGATAATCACGGTCAACACCAACAAACTTCTGGACAAATTCTTTCTCCGCCGTTGTCAATTCACAAGGAAACAACGGATTTGTCGCATAAGGGTCAACATGGAATCTTATGCCATGTTTTATTTCAAATATCTCCTTAAGATTATCACATAGCCAAAGTTGTTCTGGATACATTACAAAATTGACATTAATCAGATATCCCCTATTCTTCAACATTAAGGCTTTCCCCAGAAACGCTTCTATTGATAATGCCTGCGACGGATGATAAGAAAGTGTAATATTGCAAATCCTATCAGTAGAAACTTCGTTTACAAATCGTGTCATATCTTGCGTTAAATTAGTCGTTATCCCAAGTTTTATCGATGAATCCAGCGCCTTAATAATATCTACCATATTTAAATTTAAAAAAGGTTCGCCACCAGTTATATCCAGAACTTCTGGTTTAAACCTGTTAAACAAAGCAACCCAATCCTGCCAACCTACATCCGCTTGCGGAATATTCCTGCGATATACAATGCAATAATTACAATGATTATTGCAATTAGTTCTCTCAACCCATATAATAGCTTTCATAAATCTAACCTCTCAAATGGTAGCAAGGTATTTTCCTGGTAATCTACATTATAAATTTTATGGCCGTGTTCTTCTGCGAATCCATTAATGCTGCAAAGTTGCTTTTTAAGATATTCTTCACCTAATCTCAATGGATCAGGAGTGCCTTTACCGTAAAAGTGCGATTGTCCATTTTCATAAATAAGATTACTTCCCGCTATATGGAGAATGATTTTTCTGTTATTATTTTCACCGAGATTGATAATATGGCAAATTGCATTCAATATCATCGTTCCATTATCTTTCCTCTCATACCAACACGGCTCGGACAAAAAACGCACAACCTCATACCATTTATTGCGCAATTCCTCATCTGGCTTAATCGTATATTGAAAATAAAAGAAATCAGCCGACCGAAACCAAATTTTTAACTTATCTTTAATATCGGGGAAGGCATTCCATGCATTATTGATTGCGCACAAAAAGTATCCTGCATTGAGTTCTTGCTCGAGATATTTTTGACACCATTGAGTTATCGATGGCGCTGAACCTAAAATTAAAAACTTTTTTTTCATCTTTTCCTCAACAATACATGTAAAATGCCATCTGCGTTGTTATAAAACAGCGTCTTAACACATTTCTCTTCAAGGACTTCAAATTTAAGTCGACCGTAAAACTCACGCGCCTTTTCTATTGGAAACTCTCTTAAATGTTCATGCTCAATATCGGGTCTTTTACCAGGAATATCTTTATTATAGCCAATATCTGCACCAATCGGCCCCGTAGGAAAAGATAAAAATAAATATCCGCCCTTCTTGACACATTTAGCCATAAAATCTAATGTGTTATAGAGATTACATGGCAAATGCTCTAATACTTCTGTTGCAACTACAACATCGGCCTCATAAAGCGCAACCGGGTCACAGAGATTCATCCGGCATGGTTCAACTCTTTCGTTTAATGGTTCAGCGCGTTCCATATAAAAATAAATCACTCTTGCCTTATATTTCTTATAAAAATACCAAGTAGAAAACGGAAGCCATGAACCAAAATCATAGACTTTAAATCTTTCCGCAGTTTTTTCGTCAGTTGGCCCAGAAATTAATCGTTCAAATACGTCAATATGATAAAGAAATCTATCTAAATGCCCCGCAAAATATTGCTTCGCATGATCGTCTTTTATAAAGTTTTCTGGTAGAAGATAATTTCTTAAATCCATATTTTGCCTTTTTACCTTGCTGGGCCAGCCGATTAAGGCCAGCCCAGTCAAAGTTTAATTTGTTAAAATTAGACAGAATTAGTCTTAATTTTAACGAACGCTGATGCCCGAGCTATCTTCAAAGCCATACGTTGCGTTACTCTGAATCTTGTCTGATCCGTGGAGAACTTGCCGTACGGATCTGCGGCAAAAGTCATAGTCCCGTTTCTTAGGCCTATCATGAATAGCTTCCAATTTCCGAGAATTCCGAATGCAGTATTAGAAGCAGTGCCCGCCGGAGCTTTAGTGCTTTCCCTGTAGGGAAGTTCCCAAATTGTTCCCGGTCTTCCTTCGCCTGGTCTTTGCCAGATATATTGGCCATAAGTATCCTTAAGGATACGAATGTAGTGTTGCACCAAGCGGCTGTAAATAAACGTAGCAGCATTCGCATCTTCTTCGCTCAGAGTATAAATTGCCTCTGAGAGCTTATCAGCTGTTATCGAAGAAGCATGATTACCTGCGAGAGTAACCACATTCGATACTGCAGCTGATAACACGCCGGAACATGGTGATCCAGTGCCGTTAAGCACTTGGTTATCAACGGATAACCCGATAGCATACATGAACTGCTCGGTAAGTTCTCCAACGATGTCGACATCAGAATCAGCGAGTAGCTCATTAGAGATACCGCTAGTCATACCAGCGCATTTCTTTGTCACGAGTTGAACCTGCCCCCATGTTGGGTTCTGCTCATCGATTGAACCCGCCTCATCTTCCCAAGTGACATCCACGAGAGTTGCCTCAGAAGGCCAATTCTGTGTGTTCTTGCCCATTGTTACGACTCGGCAAAGCTGCATCGCAAAAGATTTCTCGCGCGCTAACCTAATTAGGTCCATCTGGTGTTCCACGGGAACCAGATATCCGCCCAGAGAATCTGTGCCTTCTGCCAGGTCTGACGCCTTTTCTCTAGCCTCTTGAAGCTTTTGCATGGCTTTCAAATCGCCTGTTAAGGCAAATTTGACATCGAGCATGAATTCTACAAACTTATCAAAATTCTCCGGTTTAGAGAGTGTCTTGAACCAGTTTGCCCTGGAACTAAACTTCTCGCGAAGCTCTGCACCTTGTTCATGCACTTTGTAACCGCGATATGTCCTGGGAACTATTATCCCAGCCCCAGCAACAGCCATATTTCTCAGAGGAAGAGCTTCAACCACCTTAAGCCTTTTATCGACATCATCGATTTTAGCGCTTAAAGGAGAAATCTCAGCCTTTACAGCTGACTTGACAGCCTCAATTACGCCATCATTCGCTGTATCCTCTAATGATTTCTGGCAATGCGGGCAGACTTTCGCGTCCTTCTCTACATCTTTTCCGCAATGTTTACACTTATTCATTGTTTTTTAACCCTTCTTTAAAGCCGCTTTTCACGGCATCGGCAATCGACTTTGTGTCAATTGCTACTGAAACTCCTTGTTTATTTTCGTTTTCTTTTGTCGGAGAATGTTTGAGACCTTGGTCTCCATCTCCCAAAAGAATCTCCGAATAATGCGGAGGAAGTGATTTCTTCTCAATTAACATCTCAACAATCTTTTCTGCGGTTATATCGCAATATTGTTGTAATAATTCATCCATCTTCTTTTTTGTTTCCCCTGAAACCATCTCTTTAAACCTGGCAAGAAACTTCTCGTTTACGAAGATAGCATCTTCTATAATCTCTCTTATCATTTGAGATTTCTCTTCTGTTATTTTCTGTTTTTCCTTATCCTCTTTCTTCATTTTTGATTCATCCACTTCATCAAATAGAGCCATTTCTTCTGCCTTAACTTCCTTTGCCACTAATTCACATAATTCTTTTTCTTCCCCCTGCACTTCACTTATCCTGCGCTGCAGTGCCTGGGGGTTAGCCGGAACTAAAACCTGACTATTCTCTAATAACTCAATATCTACATACCTACGCCAAATGCCTTTATTTCTTTCATCAGAACCCGGCTGAGTATCAATCCATTCAAAAGGAATAAAGCCGACAGAAAAAGCTGCGATGCCACGCATAACTAAGAACCAACCCCAGTCAGCTTCGGCATTGCCTTTACCAACATACCATTCATAAATACCTTCAACTCCTTCATCGGTTATTTTTATCTCTTTTGCTTCGCCAATTTGACGCATAAGATTTTCTGCGCGATGAGAACTTAATAAGATTGGGTGAGCCATATAATTTCCGAGACGTTTTTGAAATGCAGCCGGTTCAATTACTTCACCATCTCTATCAATTGCTTTTGTGGAAATCACCACGGTTGCAATATGAGTTTTCTCATCAAAACTTTTAACAATACCCCTAAAAATCTTTGCTATCTTCTGGCCTTTAGAAATTTCTCTCATAATTCCTCCTTATTTGGCCACAGGTAAAATAGTGCACCTGCAGTTAATTACATCTTCGGGTTGACCTTTCTGATCGCCCGGATATTCAAGTCCGTTTGAAAAACTTTGTCCCACTAATTTAACTTCACCATCAAGTCTCTGGTGTGATTCCCTAACATTTTCATCACCGGCAGTCAGCCATTCTTTCTCTTTAACCCCTTCTGATTCATAATATAATTGGCTGCCGCCATTCACTGCGCCAACCGTTTCAGTGCGCGCAATCATTAGCGAACGCGCAGAAGCCATATTGTAAATTGTCCTTATACGGTCTGCTAATTGCTGAACCGTCTCCCCAAGTTTTAAACCTTCTTCAAGATTAATCTTTATTTGTTTTTTTAGCGTCTGATTAATCATTGTTATCTTATCTGTCCTCGTTACCAAGAATGATTGTATCTTTGCTTCAAATTCTTCATCAGAAAGGGATTTTCTCCCAAGAATAGTCCTGCCAAAATCAATACCTTCTTTAATTGCTAAATAGATATATTTATAGGCCTTATCCTTAAGCTTTTTATCTTGCTCATCCCAATCAACCTTAAGTCCCTCGGGGCCTTTTTCATTAAGCTCGCGCAAAATAACCTTTCGCTGTTCAAGGAAATACTTACTAATACCGCCAGCCATTCTTGTTTCGATATTGTTTTGTTTCGCTAAAAATCCTTTCCATATTGCAGCCTTGCGCGGATTAAGTGCAATTTTTGATTTATTGCCTTCATCATTAATTAATTGGCTATTATTTTCTGCACCAGATACCGGAGTTAAACCAAACGACGCCCACCATACATCACCCCAGGGCACTTCTTCGAAACCGAGGTTAAGACGTGAGTTAATTTCATTACGTGTAAAACCTATTGCAAATAGTTTCGAGGCTGTTTCTGTTTTATCTTTAAAATCCTCTTGATATGCGATAACGTTTGAATAGTCAAAAAATGCCTCTATCTTCTCATTGTATGGCCAGACGATATATTTATTGATTGCACTCTCAATCTTGCGCATTACCGGCATAATTGCATAATTCCAGAAAATCTTCATCTGGCCGACAAAAGTTGCATAATTAAGGTCTTCCGTAATATTGAATAATGCTTTGGGTGCACGCCAGATGCCAAGTATTTCTTCTCTCGTTAATCGCTTTTGCTCTATAAAATCCATCTCTTTATGCGTAGGTAAATGATCAACTGGCTTAAGGCCGCCTTCAAGCACCGCAACCTTAAATGCATTACTTGCGCCTTGGTGCCTCTGTTTCCATTGAAGCCTTATCCTGTCAATAACTTCCTTGCTTAATTCATCTTCTGTAGAAAGGATTAGCCCTGGCGTTCCATCATTATCAAAAAATGCCTTATTGAACACTAAAGTCTGCCAATCAATATCGATAATCTTATCTATCGGTTTCAACGGGCTCATACCACGAAATAAACTGTAGGGATTGAAATCTTTAATAAAAATAACTTCTTCTGGTTTAAATAAAATCTGCTCTTTCTGGTATCGCCAACCAACTATCAATCTGCCTTGTCTGACTTCTTCGAAATCAGTAGGATTAAATGCCCATAGCTCAGCCGGCAATTTACGTGAACCAGTCATCTGGCCTATTGAGGTTTCTTTTATAATCATCGCCTCTCCGTACAGAGAAACAAACCCCACCCAGGCCTGGATAAAATCAGACTCTGTCATAAAAGGATTAGGATTTTCGAATAAATTAATAATTTCATCATCCTCAATTTCTTTTTTTGATTTCCAATCTCTAAAACGCAAGTCAGCCTGCGGCACATTATCCGCTATTGCCTTAACCGCCTTATAAACAGAGGAAACTTGCTCGTAAGGTCGTGTAACATGCTCGCCGAAGAGACGCCATTCCTGCGCAATTTCAAACAACCGAGACCATGAGGCGCTCTTTTTAGACATTTCCAATTCTTGTTTTAATTTATTAAACTGAGCTTTTGATATCGCGTTTGATTTCTTTTTAGCAGCAACTGCCATATTTACTCCTTCAAATTAAATGCATTAAATCTCGTTTATAACTTCGCGCGGCCTTAATAGCAAATCCCAAAGCGTCCACATCATCATCATCCGCGCCATCTTTGCCATCGAAATTAACTAAGTGTTCTATTAACTTTGCGACGCGTGGATTGCCTCGTTTAAATTTAATTGTGCCGTTTTCTATTAAATGCTGAAATTCTATTACCCTTACGACTTTATCGGTATCGGTTACAATAGCGTGCACGGGCGGATGTGTTTTATCTTCTCTGCCAACCTCATCAATACGCTGTTTTACTGCTTCCCCGGCATTATTACTTTCAATATTTATCTGCTTAAATTTACGTTCTTTATGAATATTAGAAATAAACTTGGCAAACTCTGTAACTGAAATTCTGTCCAAAAATACATCATCCACATATAAAAAATCATCCCTATCTAAACATACTTCTACTAATGACATATTGTCGGCAGATGTTTTTTTACTGGTTGCTGTATCTATCCCGCCAAACCTTGCAGTTTTAGGCACTAATTCATCATAATATTGAATCCAACTGCGTTTAATAATTGCGCCCTGCGGGTCTACAGGAAAACCGCGATACAGCGCATTCCAGAATCGAGAACCTATATCACTTTTAGTTTTAAGCAAGGCCTGCTCATTAAATCGCTGCGGCCATAAAGCTGCATTTATTGGACGCCCTAACAAATCTCCTTCTTCGGCCAATGCCGGAAGATTTATAACAACCCAGTCCTTTTCTTCTTCTAATATTCTTCCGGCTAAATCTTTTTGATGCCAGCGTGTCATCATAAGAATAATTGCCGCATTTGGCTCTAGACGCGTGCGCGCAACAGATTTATACCAGTTAAAAATTCTCTCACGGTAAAGTTCAGATTCGGCTTCCTGTTCATTTTTGATAGGGTCGTCAATAATTAAAATATCTGCTCCATGACCGGTAATAGAACCACCCACTCCAGCGGAAATCATTCCGCCGCGATGCCGCGCTATCTTCCAAGAATCAGAGGCCCGGACGTCTGGATCTGTTGAAACGCCAAACATCACACGGAATAATTCATCTTCGACAATATCGCGTGTCCTACGAGACCATTCAAGAGAAAGCGAGGCTGAATATGATGTGTGGATTATTTTTTTATTAGGATTACGGCCAAGATACCAAGCGGGAAAATTACAGGATATAAGCTCAGATTTGCCGTGCCTTGGTGGAGCAAATATTATAAGTTTCTTGATTTCTCCGCGTTCGACTGCTTCTAATCTTTCGGCTAAGAAATCCAGGTGCTTGGCATAAAGATAAGACTGATTAACAACGAAAGAAAATTGCAATAATCTTCTTCTGCCAAGTTCGAAATTAGCTCTTAGCAATTTGAGCTTGTCTTCTTTGGATGAGTCCATCACATAAATCATTGAGATCCTTATCTGGTAGTTGTTTTAAAAATGCCTGTTCAGAATTCTGCCCCGCTGCAAAAACATTTGTATTATTAACTAATGCGCGTCTATCAGCCCATCTATCTGGAGCACGATTAGTGAGAAAAAATATCATCGCTGTCGTATTGCCTTCGCATGCTGCTTTAAATACCGCATCTTCAACGAATTGAATTCTACTATCAACTATTGCTAAAACGATTGAGTTAAGTCTTTTATTCTTTTTTCGCCAAAGCCAGAATGTGGAAGCATCGATACCAGCCATTTTGCAAGCATTTCGAAAACTATTTCCGACTTTTAATGCTTCTAAAATAGTATGAATTTTTTGCCTTTTTATATACATAGGATTATTGGATTTTTATTGCCTTTTTTCCTGTAAATTTTTCCCACTTTTCTCATTAAACCAGATAATCGAGTTGCCCATAATTCCTCTAATAAAAAGGCCAGTCGCCACTGTGCACAGCAACTGGCCTGTAAATTTATCCGCGAGTGATCAGCCCGCTCGATTAGAAATTATCTTCTTAAATACAATTCTGTCAATAAAATTATATCTTTTTTTGGGCATTCTCGACGAGAAAATTTTTCAACTAACCTTTATCATTAAATATATTACATGCTTTCAGTATCCGCGCTGTCTTTTCCAGGGTATATACTTCGCATTTCGTCCTTCCCAGTATACATCGCCAATATCTGGCATATCTTTTTTCCCTTTTGGCTTTATTTAGTTCCTGTTGAATTCTTGCCAGAGAACAAAAAGTCTTTTTCATCTCTTTATCAATTGTAGTAAATTCGCGCGTCTTAAAATAAAAACAATCCCAACAATAATTTCCCATTCATTACCTCCTTCCCGGGGTATCCCCCTTAAATAAAATCCCTACCCATTCGTCATATACATCTGTGTTATAAGTCGGCTCTTTAATAAGGTAGTCTTGCAAGTTCTCTATGTCCTTCCCTGCCTTTTTCATAATGTCGTTGTGTTCTTTAATGCAGAGCGTTACTTCCTCAATGTAAGTCTGATAAGCCTCGTTGTATCGCTTGCCTAAAAAGATATTGAAGCCTAACTCCTCATTCATTCGCTCAACTATCTTTTTCATTGAGACAAAACCGCAAGCCTGCTCATAGGCTTTATGGGTGGTCATTTTAATAAACTGAATAATATCCTTAGAGTTCAATTTACCGTCGGGAGAAATCTCTAACGCCTGTATCATATCCGTTATTTTGAGGGCGTCTTTCTTTGCCTTCTCGTCGGTTATATGCTCGTCTATCAAGCCCGCTAAATAATCAACGGCAGGAGAGAGGTTAAGCAATAAATGGGCTTTCTTTAAGGTCTCGTAGTGATACTTAAAGCGGAGATAAGTCTCTGTTATTACGCCCATAATAACGGGCATTTTCTCGTATATGTCTATATACTTCCTGTATTCCTCGCTTACTTTGTAATCGGGCATACGGAGTAAGGCTTGTCTTTCGCTCTCGGTTAAAAAGCCCTTTTTGTCTCCGAAGGCTTTTTCGTGAGCGTCCTTAATGATAAGTCTCGCCCGTTCCTTACCGCTTAATAAATGGGCTTCTCGTTCTAAATTAAGGAGTTTCTCCGCCATTCCTTAACCTTTCTTTAAGGGCTTACGCTCTAATAATACGGCTCTTACTTCCTCAACCTTGCCCTCTAACTCGGCCATTACTGTATCAGTTCTCCAGGCCAGTGTGGTTTAAGATTATTCTTCATAAAAAGCGGGAGTTTTAATCGCCTGCCCGTTTGGATTATCTCCAAGAGTGCACCGCTATCCGGCTTATACTCTCTCTGCCTTTTTATTAGTAAACCTCTCCCAACGTTTAACTATAACATCGCAATACTTGGGGTCGAGCTCAATTAAAAAACACCTGCGCTTCAACTGTTCGCAAGCCATCATAGTAGATCCCGATCCTCCGAATGGCTCCAACAATACCCCCCCCATCGGACAATTCTTCTTTATGGCACGTTCTGGCAATCTAACAGGTCTCTGTGTAGGGTGCTCATACTCTGATGATTTATCGCGGCTGATATGCCAAACATCAAGTCTCTCCTCAAAATCTATGCGATCTAAATCCCAAACCTCCTTCTCTTTGGTTATGGTTTTATTTTTGTAATGATTTTCTCCTTTCTTCCACCCAAATATTATCGGCTCATAAACTCTGTGGTAATCCTGACCGAGCGCGAGGATAATTCGCTCCTTAAGCCATATTATAGTCTGCGAGAAATGAAACCCTGCGTTTCTAAACGCGTCAAAGAATTCATCTTGTGTTTTTGTTGCGTAGCAAATATAAATACTCATGCTCTTTTTTGAAAACATATATAATAATAAAAACACATCCAATAAGAACTGATAAAATTGCTCAGGCGTCTTATTATCATTAAATACTTTACTCCCATTGATAAACTTACGCTTCCTGCCTTTATGTATTGCTTCATATTTTGCGTATTTATAGTCAACATTGTAGGGCGGGTCCGTAAACACCATATCCGCCAGCTGCCCATCCATTACGCGCGCCACATCATCATGCGATGTGGAATCGCCGCATAGCAACCTGTGATCGTTTAAAATATATAAATCGCCTCTTTTAGTTTGAGCTTCGCCTATGGAATCGTATTCGGCTTGTGCGTCAAATCCATCTTCAATAACCTCGGTATCGAATATAGACTGCATCTCATCAGGGGTAAAACCTACATCATCAAGCATATCTGCTGTAAAATGCGATAACATCTCCAAATCGAACTCGCCGACATTCTTATTCAAGCGAAGGTTAAGTTCTTTTTCCTCCTCTGGATTAAGAAGTCTATCCGGGACCATAACATCTATTTCAACTACTCCCTGCCTTTCCAAAACCTTAATCCTCTGATGTCCTCCTATAATACTATTATTCAGATTTATAACCACTGGTTCAGCCAATCCGAAGCGCGCGAGGGATTTTGAAAGATCCTCTGCCTGTTTATCTGTCATCTTTCGCGGATTGTATGGTGCGGGATTAAGCTCTAAGATTTTGCGTTTCTGAACTGTCCATATTATCTTTGACATGTTCCTCCTTTAGTCTGAGGCATATTTAATCTCCCCTTTTAAATATTTGTTTGTTTCTTCTTCTAAGAATTTACGGGCTTCATAAAAATCGAATTTCCCCGGGACAATAATTGCATAATACCCGCGTTTCAATAATTCATCACGCCAATTCTTCTGTGGTGTTTTAGCATAAGTCTTAACTTTTAATTCCACGGTCATACCATGCCATCCGCCGCGGGGTTCATATATGACGACATCTGGATGTCCGGCTTTGTATCCAGCACGCTTCATGCGAATAGCGGCCAGCTTATTCGGCGTATGAAGACCCCCAGCAGAGGCGCAAAAGAGAACACCTCGACTATAAAGATAGAAGGTATATTGTTCTTGGAGTTTTTGCTCGAGCTGTTTACTCATTGTTGTTTCACTAATAAATCCCCTATAATTACTGGTTCATTTTTGTATTTTTCGTGCTCTTTTATATTTAAATCCGCAAAATATCCAGGCAATTCTTTTTTAAGCGCTTCTACAAAGTATCCCCAAAAATTCGCGGGTTGAGTTTTTAAAGCCTGTTGGCCTATTTTGATTATGGCTTCAACTGGGGGAAAATACCCTTTTTGTTTGCGTATCCTAGCCATAAAATTAAAAATATTAATTCTATCTTTAAGTAATATATGGAGTTTGGCTAATTCTTCTTTTTGTTCTTCAGTAGGTTTATTAAAAAATTCAGGCGTAGCCTGATCTTTTATATCTACTCTTTCTACTCTTTCTACTCTACTCAGAGTTAGTGCTAACTTACCACTACGGTAGTCCTCCTGTAGTTTTTTAGGAGGATCGGGATATTTTTTTCTTGAGGGGTTATTTATGACTTGATGTTTCAATAATGTGGGACACCATAGCCACTTTTTGCCCCCCGCTTCGAATTCAAACAATCTCCTTAACTTCAGTAACTCCAGGATAATAGACTGAACATCTATATTATCTTCGGGAAAAATTTGACCTTTAAGTTTATATATGTTGTAAGGGAGCACTCCATTAGTGTCGTCCATATGGCACCAGCTCAGCATGTAAAAATAACGCGCTGGTATAGAAAGTAATGCTATTTCTTCTTCGAAAGGATATTCTGGGTCAAATTGTCGTTTTCTCGCCATATCTCCCCCTAAAATGCTCTAACTTGAATTTCTTCTTTTCGTGCCTAAAATTAATTACATCTCTTTCGGATTTATCGCTTCTTAAATTCATTCGGGTTGAACCCCACATCCAGTTAGATTTTTTCATATGAACATATTCACTTGTGTGTTTTGCAATCTTTTAATTGCTATGTCGCAATACTCTTGCGAAATCTCGATACCTATCGCTTTCCTGCATAACTCTTTACAGGCAACTAAAGTTGTGCCAGAACCTATAAAAGGGTCTAAAACCATATTGTTTTGATTAGTATTAACTTCTATTAAATGCTTTAATAACTTCTTAGGTTTTTCAGTAGGATGCTTTGTTTCTTTATAAGCAGAAGCGGTGGGACTTAAAAAATAATTAGACATATATTTCTGAAGTTTAAAATTTTTTAATTTACTTTTCCCTTTACTTCCAACCCAAATATGTTCTGTTCCACTATTCCAATTAACTTTCCTAAAAGATGGGACGGGGTTAGTTTTTACCCAAACATAAATACATCGTGATTTAATTCCCAAAGAAGGAGCAAGCATTAGATCAAATAAACCAGTTTTTTGTTTATCAAAAAAGATATAAATCCAAGCCCCTTCCATCATCGCTCGGCAACATTCGGCAAACCATAATGCAATCCAATCAAAATATTCCTTATCGTCTTTCCAATTTCTATCCCATTTTCCAAAATCTAAACCAATATCACTTCTCCTTTTCCAATTATAATGAACATAAGTCCTTTGAATCTTATTTCCTTCTTTGCTGATATTATATGGTGGATCAGTCAGCACAAGGTCTATTGACTTATCAGGGATTTCCTTCATAACCTCAAGGCAATCACCACAGTAAATCGTTATGTTAGGTTCTTCGTAGTAAGGTTTAATCATATCAAACTATAAGTCTAAATAATTCATAATTACACAAACGCAAATTCTTTTTGAGTTGTGTTTAAGTTAATAGTTGTTATTTCCTGCTTTAAATTACTTTCTCTCGTTTCTTTTTCTTTCAAGACATCCTGTGGTTCCATAACCAACCAGTATTGCTCGAAATGCTTATTGCCCCTTTTGACTAGACAAGATTGAATATTAAATCCCTTTTGTCGTAAATCCCATATTCTTGCCCCCAGGCGTAAGCAACCAAATCTATTTAAAGCTTCAAGGGGGGTTATAGTATTACCTTGTTCTAACCAGTCTAAAATTAGTTTTTCTTGGGTCATATTATTGGCCTCCTGCTCTAAATAAATTTACCCTATCATCAAATATCTCTTTCAATCTATCCTGGTATTCTTTAGGCAAAATTTTAATTTCTTGCGCTCTTTTGATGTTGTAGATTGTTTTAAGATATCCGAGATTTTTCGCTTCATAGAGTTCGCTCTCTATAACTGCATACATATCGGCTTCTTGAGACATCTCTTTTACTGTCCTGCCATTCGTTTTACCATTCTCTTTGATAGGTTCAGCTTCAATGTCAATTACCGCATTTTCTTTAAAAAGAATATCTTCTTTGTCTGGTTCTGGTTCAGGTAATTCAAGCAGGATTTTCTCCGGGGCGATAAGCGCCAATTTTTGCAAATCAATCAATTTAAAATCCATATTAATATGCAAAATATAGTGTTTACGCTTTATCTGCTTATTGCCTTCTTTATGGACTATTTCCTGCTCTCTACGTTCTAATATTAGCGGTATCATGTGGGCCCGGCCACAGACTTGTCTGATGTAATCAAGGCAAGAATTGAGATTGACTATTGAATTATATGAACCTGTATTAATCTGCCAAACTCCTGCGCCCGGCATTTCCGGTAAAAGTAATTGCAGTGTGGCCATTTCACAACATTCTTTCTTTTGATAGTAAACGCAATCCTTACCTTTACACTCCACTTTAATCCTGCCTAATTCTTCTTGGCCTAAAATCTTAAGGCCTTCTGCAAATTCTTCTGTGGCGCAATAGGCGATTTCTCCATCACCTTTGCATTTTAAGGCGGTGGTTGAGCCATATCTTTTGTAAAACTGTGGAAAATAAATCTCTGGGTTAGCTACTGGAAACATAACTTTAATCTGCCTTGGTTGTTCACCATAGAGCTTCTGAAATTCTTGAATGAGACGCTTATTTTCTTCTTCTGATGGTGTCTGTGGATCTAAAATAAAATAATCAACCTCAGAGGGGTATTCCTTGCCTTCTTTAGTTTGTTTTTTAATACCTAATCTAATTTTGCCTAAACGGGGCATCCTTCTCACTTCAGACAATCCTTTAATTGCCATATCTTCATCCTCCCTTTCCTGTTTTAAATATTTACCGAATCTGCAAAATTCAGCAACCTCGCAGTATCTTGAACATTTAACTCCATCCCAATTCTCTTTTGCCGTGCAGATTTCGTTCCAATAACCCTGTTTTAAGGCTTTTTCCAAAGCCTCTCTTTTTTCCTTAAAATATGCTAAGACCATATCATCATCCAAAATTCTTATTTTAAAATAATAAATATTACGAAATACGCCTCTACTTCTAGCAATATAAGTCCCGCCATCCCTGACTATTACCTGTATTCTTAATTCATCAATTTTGGTTTTGTATTTCTTCTCAAATTTAATGCGGTAATTATTAATCTGTAGCTCCCATTCAAGACGGTCTTCTTTTTCGGGGCTACGCTTGAGAACTTGACGCATCTTGGGTTCACCTTTGCGCTTACCGGATTTATAGATTTCTCCTGTGGGTTCTTCTACTACATAAAACCCTAGCGCTTTAGCTACTTTGTAAGATCCGGAAACCTTGTAATCCGCCATTATGATTTTTTTACCTTCAAGCTCGATAACATCAGAGATCCCCGTTTCCTGTTCTTCTTCGCCATCAAACCTCTCTTCTAACAAAGAACATTCATCACCGGCTGCTTCAAGGTTAGCGTGGCCTTTTGTGCCATTAATCATAAATGCTCTATTGTCTGGGGAAATAGAATACTGCATAGTTAACTTAAGAAAGGCGCAAAGAGTGCCCTGAATCAGCTGCGTTGTTGAAGGCTTGCCCGTCCAGGGCCTTTCCCGCGAAACCAGGGTGAGATAGGAACGCGTAGCGCAACGATTGCCCATTCGACAGCCATTTTCTTTTAGGCAATCTTCGACTTTTATTTTCTGCTTATCAGGACAAATAAATTCAATGAGAGGCATCTTGTTTCTCTGTGTTTGTTATACTGACACAAAAGGCAGTTTCTTCCGGTAAATTCATAACATAATGCTGATCTGATTTAGGGACTTTTAACACAAGCGTAACTTCTCCATCCCTATCTTTTTTAACTGACCACAAACTTGCTAAAAATTTTATTTCATCCATTCCTATCTCCTTTTGTTGGTATAGCATTCTACGCAAATCTGTTTTAATTTAGGTATTTCGCCTTTTTTTTCGCAATGATAAAATCTTACCGATTGAGTTTTGTTTTTTTCTTTATGGCAACTCTCACAAATAAAGACTTCCACAATTAACCTCGCTCTTTCCAGAAAGTATGCCTGCCAATCCTGCAAGTTACCTGCATATTTTTAGCCCATGATGGCATACCAAACGCTTCAACATTATCGTAATGTGTAGCGCCGCCTGTTATGTCTTTGGCGTTATTTTCAAATACATCCCTTACCACCTTCTTGGCGATAAGATGATGAAATGGTAGGCACTTACCGACAAACTTATCCAGGTCTTTTCTTCCCAGAGCCACACAACCAAGCGGCATACCTTGATGTATGCGATTGCGATAAACACAGGCGACCGCATACATCCCCCGGTAACCCTCGCCCACTGCTTCGCCTAAAATCCCCTTCCAGAGATTATCGGGGTAGTTAATTTCCCCCAATGCGCAAATCGCCATCAACAATAATGCCGCGACCATGCAACCAAAGGTTATTACTGCAGCAATAATCTGCGCACGTAAACGTTTAATATAGTAAGGATTAAGTTTTTTAAGATAAATTAGAGAAATATTCATTTCGGACTCGCCAAGAGTTTTTCGATATCCTGCCAACAGAACAAAGTCCGTCTATTAGCTTGCAGTTTTAAAGGTTTAATTCCTGCCAATATCGTTGGCCAGTGATTCCGCAAATATTGAGTGCTATATTTAAGACGCTGAGCGATTTCTTCAAGGGTAACATATTCTTTATTCAACATTTCTACTCCCTCTTATTAGATGCAATAATTGATATGCTTTCTTTTTGATCTGTGAAGATAATTCTCTTTCTTCCTGCCTTAGTTTGTCATTATGATGATCGAGTTCTTCCGATTTATTAAGTTTGTCAATAATATAGACTAACTGGGCATCCTGGCGTTCGGTAATAGGACCATAAAAACCGCGTCGCAATTCGTCAATACTCTTAACTGCTGCATTTCGCGGGTTATCATCCGCATAATCTTCCGCTATAGAATCGGAATCTATCTGCAAAAACTGGTCAGCTAAATCAGTAATAGACATAGCTAATGCCTGCATTTCTATTTTGTTCTCTTCTGCTTGTCCCTTTTGGGAAATTTTGCCTGCCATAAGTTATCTTGCACAAAATAAAAAAAGCGTGATATTATATTTTTATGACATTACTTATCGCTATCTTCTTCCGGTTCTTTGGTGCGGTCATAAAAACACAAATCTCCGATATCGTAACCGGTAAGATCACAAAGTTTGCGCAAAACATTAGGCGTCACCTGGCGCTTGTCAGATAAAATTAAGGAAAAGAGACTTGGGCTAATATTCAGCTGTTCAGCAACTTCTTCATAAGTGCGAGGTGGTGTAGATTTGTTTTTAAGCCAGGAATCAATTACATCTTTTTTTATGCGAATCATTGACATTGAGAACTCCTTTATTACATTTTTTTCGTTATTGTTTGTCAAAAAATATATGCCTTTCGGCTCACGGGTTAAATATAACATTATTTTCGTATTTGTCAAGTGTTTTTTTACGATTTTTTCGTATAGAATAATTTCGTCGTCGATAAAAACGAATTTTATGTAATAAAAAAGATTGATTTGTTACGAAAATTATGTTAAAAATTGTAAATATGCACATAGGTGAACGAATCAAACAAATTAGAAAAACTAAAGGAATTCGTCAAAAGGAATTGGCGAATAAACTTAATTTAAGACAATCTGTTGTTTCTTCCTGGGAACGAAAAGTAAGTGAGCCAAATCCTGAGAATCGTAAAAAACTCTGTGAAGTATTAAAAATTTCTGAGGCTGAACTTTTTGGCGGCCTTAAAACTATCGAAATCCAAGATACTCAAATCCCGATTGTCTCGCGCGTAGGCGCCACTGATGAAAAAGGCCACGCTGGATACCTGCCTTTAAATCCACCCTACGAGACAATAAATTTTAAGAATTGTAAGGCTGTAATCGTGGAATCAAACTCTATGGCTCCAATCGCTTATAAAGGACAAAAAATTATATATTGCGAAAATATGCCAATTCAAAACGGCGATCTTGTTTTCGTAAAACTTAAGGATGGCGATCAGCTATTTAAACGTTACCATAAAGAAAAGAAAAATAAGGTAATTAGTTTTCTGAGTATCAATATAGCTGATGCTTATGAACCAATTGTAGTCAAAGACGAAGAAATCGAATTTATCCATAAAGTCGTAGGAATAAAATTTTGAAAAAATATTAGAAACAGAAAGGAGCCAAAATGGATATCTTTGGAGTAATCGCTGGATTGATTGCTTTTATTGTTATTCTTTTCCTGTATTTTCTACCCTATATTGTAGCTAATCGCCGGAAACATAAAAATGCAGGAGCGATTGGTATTCTTAATTTCTTTCTTGGTTGGACACTTATTGGATGGGTTATCGCTCTTGTTTGGGCTTATACTGCGAATACAAAAGTATGAATCACCCCCGCATCAATTACCGCATTCCCGCCGAATATAAACCCAAGGATTTCTCTGACTTTCTGACTACTTTAAAAGAGAAAACCGAGATGAAAGTGGAAAATGGCATTATACAACTCGGTGGATATTTTAAACAAAAAGAAATACGGCGATTCGGTAAGATATTCACGATATCACTATTATCTTTTGGTGGCTTAATTACTTTTATTGTTAAAGAAAAGAAATGAGTTCTCTTTATCGCCGCAACAAAATTTACTGGCTTTCCTTTCGCTATAATAACCGTTCCTACAACATCAGCCTTAAGACCAAAGACCGCTCTACTGCTAATTATCTCAAAGCCCAGAAAGATAAAGAACTAATTGAAGGTCGTTACGAGATACCCACCCAAAATGCTGAATGCATCCCAGTCTTAAATATCTATATGGCTTTTTATGAGCGCCGAAGAACCCCCAGCGTAAATTCTGCTGTCAGAAGCAGAATAGAAAAATTTCTCACATGGTCGCAGGCTGTGAGAATTAAACAAATAACAGAAACCAATTTCCAAGAATATCTAAATAAACGACTTGAAAAAGTATCAATCTATGAAGCAAACAACATTATCATTGCCATCAAGGGTTGGCTTAATTGGTGTGTAAAGTCGAAAATCATTGCCACAAATCCCATTGAGAATATTAAGAAATTTAAAACTCCGGAAACATCACGGCGCTTTTTAACTAAAGAACAAATTAAAGAAGTCTTGAAGTCAGCTGCGAATCCAGATGTTTATTGCGATGGCAAACCTACGCTTCTACCATTCGTGGCTACGGCTATTTACGCAGGCTTGCGTAAAGGTGAACTCCTTGCCCTGGAATGGCCAGATATAGATTTTAAACACAATATATTGCTGGTGCGAAATAAAAAAGATTTTACCACTAAATCAAAAAAGAACCGCACAATTGAATTACATCCTAAACTTAAAATTATTCTCTGGAAGCACAGAAAGGATTCGGGCAAATGTTTTAATACAACTAATTACCGCAGAATTTTTGGCAGGATAGCAAAAAAGGCGAAGATACCAAATCTTAAACTTCATGAATTACGCCACACCTTTATTACACAGGCTTTGCTTGCAGGGGTGGATATTCCTACTGTCTCTGAATGGGCAGGACATTCTTCATGGGTTACTACGAAAATCTATACCCATATCCATTCTCCCCACAAACAAGAACAAATCCGCAGGTTAAACTTCTGAAATCACTGCAATCTTTACTACAGGAAATTTGATTTTAAGTCGGGAAAAGCGAGATTTAGTCAACATCCGTAGACTGGTGCTCTATCCAATTGAGCCACAGGCGCAATATCAATAAGTTACAAAAAATAAGTTATTCTATCGTCAATATTCACTCTTAAACTTCTTTCCACATCATTCCACATTATAGAATTTAATTCTATATGGAGTTACTACAATATCACTACAATGAAAATATGCCTGTCTTCTATTGCTACGATATAGCTTTTTTCTGCCTGGTTGCCCCAAGGTTAAACGATTTAAGCAAAAAGCACTATATCATACCCTTAAACCGATTTCAACGCTTATTTGAGGCTTAAAATCGCAAATAACAAAATGCTGCGGGACTATTCCATGAAACCACCGGGATAGGCTTTCTCCCAAATTCTCTACATAGATAGCGAAATGAGAATAATCATCTTCTCCGGATCGTTTTCTATTTTATTTCTTCTTTCTCTCGCTCGAAGATAAAAAAATAGACATTAGGCAGGCATAATTAGCTATATCTATTAGTGAATCATGTTTGCTCTCCCCAACTTGGTTATCTTTTTTTAATAATTCAATTAACCTCGCAATTTTTACGGTTAAAAAAACTAAAAAGGTTTTTCCGACAGGAATATCACACACTAATGATATTTTCTCGAAGTTAGAAAATATATCAGCATCATTAGCGTAATCATTGCCTTTCTTCGCTAACAACTCTAAACATTTTTTGAAAAATTTTTCCGCCTCAGCTTGTCTTTGCCGCTTATTCATTTTTGAGTTTTATGTTGTTGGTTTCCCATGATACCATGTTTCCAAACCTTCGATATCATAAAAAATGGGCACACCAAGAATCATTGCCTCTTCATATTCTTTGACCGCGCCACTCGATTGCTCCCATCCTTCAAGCATAAATATAGCATCACAGCGCCGTAAGATTTCCTGGTCGCCTTTAATGTATTCTGCATATTCAATATCGCAATCGATTTCAAAATGAATTGTGTTTAAGTGCGGACAGATGACAGTATAGCCAATATTCCATAATTCAATTGCTTTAGCCCTGGCTTGGGCAATATTCTCGTGAATGTCGCCTGAATATTTTCCCGCAAGATAAACGACTACTTTACGACGATTCATTTCCTTTTCTTCAAACCCAATAAATTAGCTTTTATATATACTGCAGTTTTAGTCCTTTTTAACAATTTTGCAATCAAATTAACATCTTTTTTGCCGTAGAATTTTTTTATTATATTAATCTCAAAATCCGACCACCCACGAACAAGATCGGGGGCCGCTTCCAATTCCTTAATTATTTTATTCTGGTAATCGTTTGTTTGCTTGCGTGAAGTGAGCATATATTTATGTCCTTTCCAACAATTTGTCCTTTATTGATAGTTAAGCGAATCACTCCCCAGTGGGTTTCACCTACGCATTCCCTTGAGCCGAAACGTCCACGCGCTAACTGCAACGCCGGCAAAGTAAACGCCACTTTATTTGGCTGTTCTATCCAAATATGATAATGCACATGTGAGCGCACTACTACGTCAACTTTGGGGCCCGTATTGTTGGCTTCTTTTATTAGATCCCAAAACAATTCCCTCAATAGAAGTGTTGCTCGGCCGTGAGGAATAATGGATGAGCCGACCTTATGCCGAACATCGAAAATTAGCCCTTCTATATCCAGAAATAACCTGCCTTCTATTTTAGCGTTGAGATTTTTAGCGATTTTGTATTCGAAATCTTCGGCTTGATCGGATACGTGATATTTTGTGCCGAAGGT